TTCCTAAAGTAGTTGAAGTAGATTCAAATCATTCAAGTTTAGTTTATAGAAGAGCATTAAAATATGGAATGAGTCGATCATTCTTAAAAGACTATGCTGAATTTCTTGGAACAAAGAAATGGAAATGGGTAGATGATTTAACTTTAGATTTACCTAATAAACAAAGATGTTTCTTTACTCACGGAAGATCAGCAGATATTTTAAAAGTATCTCAGACAATGGGAATGTCGGCAGTTCAAGGACACTATCATACAAAGTTTCTTATAAGCTACTGGGCTAATCCTGATAATTTATTCTTTGCTATGAATGTGGGATGTTTTATAAATCAAAAATCGCTAGCGTTTCATTACGCAAAGAATTTTCGCACACGCTTTGTCATTGGTTGTGGAATTATCTTGGATGGATTTCCAAGATTATTACCAATGGTTTTAAATAAGAAAGGTAATTGGATAGGTAAACTTAAATGATTATACAATGTAAAGATTATTTCTATAGTCTACTAGAAACTTATGGAGGTAAAATATCTTGCTGGGCTTGGAGTAAAAGATGGAAAGATAAAACAAAAGGTACAGGATATGCCTGATAAAATTAATCCAGCATATTATCAGGCAGGTAAATGTGAATGTGGCAGAACATTACAAACCTATGATTATGTAAAAGACTTACCTTATGCAGATGCAACTGCTATTAAATATATAACACGACATAGGGTAAAAGATGGTGCAACTGATATTAGAAAAGCAATATGGTTCTTAAAGGCGATCTTGAAAGATGAATATAAAAATGATAGTAACATAGGATGAAATCAGAACAACCCAAAACCCTAATAGGTTTGGATAATATGACACGCAGTCCTGATGAAGAAGAGAAACTTAATATGGTATTTCTCGCAACTTTTAATACACCATCTGGTAAAGAAGTCTTAGCATCACTAAGAAAAATTACCATTGAAGCTGTAGCAGGTGGAGAAGTAACAGATAATACTCTTCGACATTTAGAGGGACAAAGATATTTGTTTGGTTTAATTCAACGAAGAATTAATAAAGGATTAAGTCAAACTATAGTAAAGGATAGGAAAAAATAATGGCAGAAGAACAAGTGAAAGAACAACCAAAAGAAGAACCAAAGGAACAACCAAAGGAAGAACCTAAAGTTGAACCAAAAGAAGAAACGAAAACAGAACCAACTGTTCAAGAAGATACTAAAGTTATAGTAGAAAGACCTGAGTATATTCCTGAAAAATTTTGGAATAAAGATACTGGCGAACCTATTTTAGATGAACTAGGTAAGTCTTATAGTAATCTTGAAAAGTTTGTTGGTGGTAAAAAAGAAGAAATGAAGAAGACTGTTGTGGATGAATTACAAATTCAAGCACAACAAAATAGACCTGAAGAAATAAATAAATATGAATTACCTAAACTTCCTGAGGGAATAACCGAAGATATAGTTATAGCCAATCCGATTCACGACTGGTGGAGAACTTATTGTTGGAATAATTCTCAGAACCAAGAGCAATTTCAAGAGGGTGTCAATAAATATGTTGATATGTATTTGGGTAGTCAACCTAATATGGATGATGAAAAAAAGAAGTTAGGAGAGAATGCTGATGCAAGAGTTAATGCAGTTAATAATTGGGCATCTACATTCTTTAGTCAAGAACAATATGATTCGATTGCTGGAAGTCTTGGCAAATCAGCCGATGGTATAGAAGCATTAGAAAAAGTTATTGATGCTACTAAACAAAATGTTTCACGTGCAAATCAAGTTAGCCAACCTGAAAGACCATTAACATTAGCAGACGTAAAAGGTATGATGAAAGATAAAAAATATTTCGATTCAAAGGATCGTGATCCAGCTTACGTCAAGAAAGTAGATGAGGCATTTCATAGACTTTATAGATCATAATGTTAATAGTCGAAAAGACTATACCCGATCATTGTTTTTCTTTAGCTCCCAATCTCAAGGCGATAGATCGGTATGAGATAGCAGTATTAGGGTATGATCCAATTCATGCCTTACTACTGCCATTTCGTTATGCAAGACCAAACACCTGTACTTATACAATTTTAACCAAACATACTAACGAAGTTGTTGCAATCTTTGGAGTTATACCTACAAAAACAAATCCTAAAGTTGGATATATTTGGTTCTTATCTTCAAATTTATTAGACAAATACTATCGTTATTTCCTAAGAGGAAACAAAAGATGGTTATCTTATATGGAAGAACACTATGAATATCTTTGTAATTATATCATAGCCGAACACACATTAAGCATTCGATGGTTAAAATGGCAGGGCTTTACTTTTTCAAAAGAAACACTTGTCAAAGGAGTAAAAATGTATTACTTCTATAAGAGATTGCATTGTGCAATCAAATTAGGTACGCAGCCCGTTTTGAGGGAAATCGGTCCATACTGGGCAACCGAATTAAGTCATCAAGGATAACTGTTTTTATTAACAATAACTGACAAGGAGAAAAGTTATGAGTACATCTATAACAACTGCTTTTATCAAACAGTTCGAAGCGGAAGTTCATATGGCATATCAACGTATGGGTTCTAAACTTCGTAACACGGTAAGACAGTTAAATAATGTTACTGGTAACCAAGCGAGATTCCAAAAAGTAGGAACTGGTACAGCTGTGTCTAAATCAAGACACGCACAGGTTCCAACTATGGATATATCGCACAGTACAGTTGATGTTACTTTAGCAGACTATTATGCGGCAGATTATGTCGACAAATTAGACGAACTAAAGACTAACATTGACGAAAGACAAGTACTTTCTCAGTCTGCTGCGGCAGCACTTGGAAGAAAAACAGACTCTCTAATCATAGATGTCTTAGACGCTGGAAGTAATTCGAACAACATAGCTCACGGTTCAGCAGCTTTAACGCTTGCTAAATCTTTGACTGTTTACGAAGCTTTCGGCGGAGCAGATGTCCCTGATGATGGTGGTAGATACTTTGTAGTATCTCCTGCAGGATGGGCTGATCTATTACAATTAGATCAATTCTCTCGTGCAGAATACATCGGAGAAGCTGGGCTTCCTTACGCTGGCGGTATGACTGCAAAAAGATGGTTGTCTTTCACTTGGTTTGTACATTCAGGACTTTCTATTTCTTCAACTACTAGAGACTGCCACGCATTTCATAAAAGTGCGGTAGGTGTTGCTAATGGTTCGGAAATTAGAACAGAAATAAATTACATTCCAGAAAAAGTCAGTAATCTTATCACATCTTATATGTCAATGGGTGCAACAATAATTGACGCTAATGGTGCGATTGAGGTTCAAATAACAGAATAGGAGAAAATTAAAATGGCATTTGCAATAGCAGACTTAAAAAAAGTAGCTGGTGGGTCCGTTGGAATTTGGCACTATTCTTCAACTGACGCAATCAGTACTATAATTGGTACAGATTACTTTCTAGCTGCGACTAGCGAACTTAAAGTAAACGATATAATACTTTGTGTAGGTTCAACTGGCGGAACTAGAAGTGCAGACCTCGTGGTAGTATCCACGAATTCTGGAACTTCTGTAGCAACGATCAACGGTACAGCATAGTAACATAAGACGTATAGGCGGGGTGCTTGCATTCCGCCTACACTTAAGATAAATAAATGAAATGGCTGATAGTAAATATGATATTTGTAGTAAAGCATTAGTTTTAGTAGGTGCTAATACTATTTCAAGCTTTACTGAAAATACCACAGAATCTAAAGTAGCCAATCAATTATACGAATCAACACTAGAAAATCTCTTAACAAGATGTAGATGGAGATTTGCAAGTAAACAAGCCGCATTAAGTAAGAAAACATCCGATCCAACAGCCAGATATAAATCAGCTTATTCATTACCAGCAGACGCATTTATTATGCACACCGTAACTGTAGGAGATGCTGTAATTAAATATGACCGTTACGGAGATGAAATCTTTACAAACACAACATCAACTGATACAGTAGTTGCTGATTACACTTTCCAACCAAGCGAAAGTGATTTTCCTCCATACTTCAAACAGACGCTAGTTTTCGAGCTAGCGTCTTTGTTTGCAGGAGCTATCGCAAGAAACGATCAACTATCAGAACTGTATCACAAACGAGCAATAGCACAGCAGGCGATTGCCAAAGCTATTGATGCACAGGCACAAACAACTAGAAGAGTAGATGTGGATCGATTTAGAAATGTTAGGAATGTAACTTCATTTAATAAGATCGATGCCAAATCTCCTTAATGAAATGCTATGGCTAGACAAAGAGTACATCAAGCAAGTTTTCTACGAGGGGAACTTGATCCTACTATCATATCTCGTGTCGATGTTGCGGCTTACGGACAAGGTTTAAAAAAAGCTAGAAACGTCATTCCCTTAAACCAAGGTGGAGTTGAAAGAAGAGGAGGAACTCTTTTTAGAGCAGACCTAGGAGGACCAACTCGTTTGGAAAGCTTTATCTTTAATTCTACTCAAGAATATGTATTTGCTTTTCAGAATCAAACATTAAAAATTTATACAACAGCAGGAGTATTGGCGGCAACTTTTACTTCTTGCCCTTGGATTACATCAGAACTCTATGAATTAAATTTCACACAACAAGGAGATACAATGATTGTGGTTCACGAAAATATAGTACCACAAGTCATTACAAGAATAGGATCAACTTCTTTTACAAGAACTGCATTTGGATTTGAAACTAGCGTCAATGGAGAAAAGACTTATCAACCTTATTTTAAATTTGCTGACGATAGTATTACTTTAGATATTGATTCTACTACTAAAGGTACGACAGGTGTTACTTGTACTACCTCTAGTGCTTATTGGATTTCAGGTTATGTAGGTATGGTTATCCGATACCACGGAGCAGAATTAACAATTACAGGATATACTTCTTCAACTGTAGTAACTGCAACTTTAAATGATGATGTTGAAATAGAATTGGATGCTGATCCTTTTGCTACTCAACAAGGTTCAGGAGTTGTTAAAGTTACACAAGTAGGACACGGATTTTCTACAGGTGCATCAGTTACTATCTCAGGAGCTAATGATATTTTTGATGAGGATGGTAATGGTTTAGCAACTGCAAATATTAATGGAACTTTTAGTATTACAGTTTTAGATGACGATCATTGGGAATTTACCGCAGGTGGAAGTGATACTGCTCTTGAATCAGTAGATGGTGGTGGAGTAAGAGTTGTTATTGTAGGACACCCTCCTACTAGAAATTGGGATGAACAAGTATTTTCTTCAGTTAATGGTTATCCAAAAACTGCTACATTCCACGAACAAAGATTATATTTTGGTGGAGTAACTGCATTACCTGATGGTATACAAGGAAGTAAGATTACAGACTTTTATAATTTTGATGTAGGCGAAGCGGCAGATGCAGATTCAATACAAATACAAATTGCCTCAGATCAAATAAACGAAATAAGACATTTAGTATCAGCAAAACTATTACAGATTT